AGGTAAATCTTTACCATCAGCCTGACGTCTGAATAATGTATCGGCTTCTACGTAATAATATCCACCAAAATGTTCAGCATCAATCTGAAGTTCAGAAACAGTACCTTCTTTCTTAAGCACGTAATAATCGACCATGATAGGACCAGTAATATCTGCCGCCTTAGCATGGGTCAAAGCTTTTCCACTATTTGTTCCAGAATTTTTTACACTCCAACCATTTATAACTTCACCAGTTAAATCACCATAATCATCAAGTTTCATAATATAAATAGGTGCGGTAGGACAAATAGATTCTGTAGACTCTAATGCATCTGTTAAATCAATCTCTGCGGCAGTGCCACTGTTATCAATAACAGCATTGGTTGTTTGATGGAAATGAACTAACTTAGTAGAATCCGCCGCACCCTTAATCACACCAGCACCAGAAAGCATGGCAAAACTTACGGGAGAAAGAAGCGCATCTTCAACTGTAAATGTTAAAGTTTTTTCACCTTCCCAAGCAATCAAACGAGTATTACCACGACCACCTGTTGCATATACTGTTGTTGCTGCACCTTCCATAGAAGATGTTTTTGCAGTATCCAGATAAAAAACAGGCTGACCTTTTGCAAAGGTTTTATTACCAATTTTTTGTTCGTTCTTTGCTCTAAATACTACATTAGCAATTTCACGTACACCAAATTTCATTTGGATTTCCTCCTCTTTATGCTTTTATAAAATCTTTTTTATTTTTTATTCATCCTCGTGAATGTTTTTTAACCAGTCTTCAGGATCATCCATTCCCGTGGCTCCTGCTATTCTTAATTTTTCCCAAGAGTCATATTGTAATTTTAACTGAAAACGATTAAATTCATCCATTAATTGATAAACAGTATAATTCATTAACTCATTTATATTCTTTTTTAAACCAACCGAAAGAATAGAAGCATATCGACTTAAAATAGAAATTTTAACCTCTGGCGCCAGCTTCGCCTTTTGTTCTCTACCTCTTTTTATTTGATTAGCAATTTTTCGAGCTAATTCTCCACTTGGATTATACTATTTATTTTCTTTATTGGTAAGACAAAACATATTAATTAAAATTTGTTTAAAATTATCAAAATTACTTTCATTAATCTAACTAATTTCACCATTTTGATAATTTTTTAATTGTATCGTCTATTTCTCCAATAAAATTTCACTAGTTGGGAACAATAATGCAAGAATTGATAGCACGTTTAATCGAGCCTATTGAGATTCAATCCCTTTTTCTTGTACTATTGTCATTATTATATTAAAATTTGACCTATTTGATAAATTAATTTTGTCCTCATCCAATAAAAGTTCTTTATTAAATTTTAATAATTCACACCCCGCCCAAAAACGCTATTCAGTAATGTAAGCAATTTCCTTTAAAAGCGGTTGATGGATTGTTAATCTTGCTTGAGGAAAAGGAATATCATTTCCAGATAATAATAATAATTCATCCATTATAGTCTATCCATCCATCCATGGGCACTTGGTAGCATATCATCTGTTCCATGAATAGCATTAAAGGTTAATGTATAACCAGACAAAGTTTCATCAAGAACTAATTCATTGCATCCCGCAAATTGAAATGTTCCAATTCCAGAAAGGCGTGCATTATTAAGAATACCATCAATATATCCGCAAATTTTTAATGGACGAACTCTAAAATTCCCAAGATCCCAACAGTCTGTATGGCAAAGAACGTCAATATAAACATTACAATCTCTAAATTGCGGATTTTGGTCATTTGTTTTAAAATTATCAAAAGAAAGAATTAAATAACTTTTTACTTCTTCATGCTCAAACATTTTAATTTTTGGTTCAAATTTAATATAACCATTTTCTCGAAGTTTAGCAAGACTCATATCCTTAATCGCATTTTGATATACTTCGCTTGTTTTATTATCTAAACAGTCTTTAGTATTAATAACTAACAATCTTTTTAAATCATCGCTATAAGGTTGGCTTTCTATAAATAATTTTCGCAAAATTGTTTCTAAGTCTTTTTCACAAGACAAAAATGATGAAGTAAAATCAATTGGTCTTAAAGCCAAATCTTTTTTCATATACTCTATTTACTCCTTTTATCTCTTTTTATAACGCAACAATATTTACATTAAGCGTAATATCGTCCTACCCCTAAATTCTATATATTAAAGTGAACATTCCTAATTCACTAATAGAAATATTTAACGGGATAATTTTTAAAGAGCTTTTTAAATCCTGCTCTTTATCTTTCCATTTTAAATACCAATGGCCCTCTTCATTAGTATTGCAAATTTCATAATAAGCCTTACTATATTGTTGTACTTCTGTTGGTCCATTAATATAAGCAGTAGTGTTATCTCTTTCTTCAACTTCGACAAATTTTTCTGCAGCAGCCGCATCAGCAATTGAATTTTCAAAATATTCATCTAAAAATACCTGAATAATTCCATCTCCATAATATGGATCTACACCTACAATTTGCCAAGTTTTTTCCTTATTATATCTTGGGTCTAAAATCTTAATGGTTTTAAATCTTTCAAAATAATTATTTGTTATTTCATCAGCAGTAATATACATAACCAATGAATAATTCATGGTATTCCATTCAACACCGGCTTTTTGAGACCATTCAATGGATGTTTCAACAGGACCTCGAATATAAACCCAATATGAGTTATTTTCTACCTTTACTTCTTGATCACATCTACGGATTTCTGACCTAAAATAAGCATCTTCTTCAATATACTTTAAATATACTAACCAATGTGTACTTGTTTCTTTCCAAGTAAATACATCACCAGGTTTAATATTAATATCAATTTCTCCCTAAGATGTTTTTCCTATTTTTGGAGTATTCAAACAAACATCTTTATATGGAATGGAAAGAATTTTATTATCATAAGCAGGTTTATTTTTATCTGGATTAATTAAACATCTAAATTCTTTTCCATCTGATAATATCACAGTTGCGGCCTGATATGAATATAATAGGGCTTTTTTTAAACTTCGTAACTTATCATTGATAAATCTTTGTTCTTGATTACCGCCCTGATATCGTAGTCTCTTATTTAACAATTCTAAAGACATATTAATTTTTGTAAATCATTCATTAGTCCTAAACATTCAAAGATTGTTCTTCTATAACAAAGAAAATCGTCATCTTCAACTAATGAATAAAGCCCTTCTAATTTATTTAGTAACGGGAAGAAAATTTCAGAGTGGCCGCAATTCATTAATCTTTGCATTCCCGCCAATTCTTCTAATATCGTTTGTAACGGTTTTTCCCAGTCAGCGCCTTCTTCTCGACTTGGTAAGAGTTTATAAGTCTGATTAATAAGATTCTGTAATCTATTATGGATTGTTTGTTCTTCCATGTCTATATTATATTTTAAAATCATATTATGCTTCACTCCCTCCGTGGATCAATAAGATCATCCACAGTATAATTTACTGGTGTTCTTAACAATCCAAAAGTAGATCTCATAATACCATTTTTATCAGGAGCTCTTCTCTTATATAGGCGCTGAAGATGAAAACCTTCTCTTTCATAATCTTTCTTTAATTGAAGAAGTTTCTGCATATGATTAGCCTGAGAAGTAAACTTAAAATCAGAACCACTATATTTCATTCGAGTATTTTCAACACTCGCAAGTTGCTGACTTAACCACTCTACAATCATATAAACAGCTAAAATATTTATTTCTTCATGAGTTAATTGATTATTAAAATAACCACCTTCATATTTAATAGTATCATCTTCTTCTTCATTATTACTTATTTCTAATAATGTATAATCAGTTAAATCAATTCGAGGAAATTCAAATTTCTCAATAGCTGAAAGTAGCAATTGCTCTAACATTCTAAATGTATCGAGTTCTGTTAACTCTAAATACATATCATCTGTAATTTTTGAGAGGAAGGAGTCATATACAAGTGAAAATGAAGTTGTATTCATTTATATACCTCCTGTTAAAAATTATTCGTCTTTAGTAATCGGCTTATATCTACGTCCAGATGGTGCGGCAGTTGCATTATCTGTTTTAATCGGCGCTGTGCGACGTCCAGAAACTTTCGTTTCAGCAGTTTCTTCTGTTTCACCATCATATTTAGTATTTTTAATTTCGATCGCTCTTGTAACATCAAAACCAAGTTTATTTTGAATAGCTTGACGTTTTGCCATATCATTTAATGGCAATTCTACAGCTAAATCTTTAATCATATCTTTAATTACATCTGGCGCAAAATCTAAACAATCTAAGAACTGATCTAAAGTACCAGTAGTTAATAATTGTTTTATATCGTTTTCAGAATAATGATATTCTGGTTCGGGCTTTTCATTAAATAAAGCCATAATTGCATCTTCATCAACAATTTCAAGATAATTTCTTAAAATCACATCTCCGCCAGGAACAAAAGATAATCTCTCTAATTCTTCAAAACTAATTTCTTTGCTTTCTTTTGGATAAAAATTTCTATGAACGCCCATTTCTGGAACATCATAACCAACTGTACCATTAAATTTATTAATGACTTTTACCATTTTATTCTTATCAATCATATTAAAAACTCCTTTTATCTCCATTTTTATATTAAAAAATTGGGGAGGAGAATTTTTGTTCATCCTCCCCTTAATATATTATTAAGCGTTTGGCTTTGTACCGATAAACTTTTTAAGAGCAGTATTCTGATAGATACAAATTCCAGGATTTACCATATAAGTAGCTACACCGAGTTTCTGATAGGTCTGAATTTCTGTAGACCAATCACGGTTTTCAAAAGATTTAACCTGGGCAGCGCCTTCAAAAGCAACCTTAACGGGTTTTTCTGCGCCAGTCGGAATAATATAAGCAAGAGAAGGATCAATTACCTTATCTGCGTAATCAGCTGTCATTCCAATATTATCTTCAAAAGATTGAGGTAGAATAATTACACGATGCCCCTTATAAATCGCAAAGTAACCATTGTTCCAAATCTCATCTTTCATTGCATCAGACCAGCCAGCCCAGTTAGTAGTGCCAGCTGTTGTAGCTGGAAGCATTGTTGCAGCAAATTCAAAAGTACAATAAATTGTACTCTTTCCGCCATAGCTATCTGCAATCTGAAGCAACTTATCCATCTCACCCTCATTAAATGTAGTCTGTACAGACTTCTGAAGTTTAGGAACGTTATTTACCAATGCTTCAAGAGCTTTTGCAATTTCACGATAAACAGCTTCATCCATTCCTTCAAGAACAAGGCTGTAATAATCATTCATAGTCATACGACCATCAAGAAGCTCTTCCCATTCAATACGAGCAGCTCCGCCGTATGCAGCTGTCGGAACTTCAAGTGAATATCCATCTAGCTTGAAGACTTCATATCTACCAGCTAAACCAACTCTAGTAACGAACTGCTTTGCCCGCTTCTTAGAAGCTTCACTAATTCTTACATTATAAACTGGCTTTGTACCCTGTGCAAATGTACGAACATCTGCAAACTGACCATAAGCCTGAAGAACCTTCTGAGGAAGAACTTCGGTAAGACCGACTTCCATAAGTGTATAAATAAGGTTCTTATTTTCTCTAAAATCCTGAGGAGTAGAACCAAGTTCATTTAACTCCTTAATAAATGTTTTATTCAAAGCTTCCGCTGAAAGCTTCTCTCCGCCGAAAGAATAAGCGACAGAAGGATTTAATGAAGCCTTAGCATTGGCTCTAGCTAATTCAATAAGCTGATCTCTTGTTAATGCCATTGTCTTTTTCCTCCTTATCACTGAACTCTCTGAATCTTAACGCCCTGTTGACCATCAGGCATTGTATAAATTTTTACAACCTTCCAAGCCATTCCAGTTACACCAGAAAGACTAGAAGCAGCACTATTACCTGACTAGATTACTTCTAAGAATCCTGTGGTTCCAGGTGCTAAATAATTGCCCTCAGCAATTGTAACACCAGTGGTTTCTGCAGTATCAGAAGTATTAGCTTCAAAAGTATTAGTTGTAAAAATATCACCAATATTTGTTTTAATTAAACGTGGATACATTTTACCATCGGTAAAATCATCTACTTTATATACAAAATTTTTATGACCTTGTTTTCTTTCATCATAAAGTTTCTCTTCATTATAAACAAGCATAAATTCGCCATCACCAGTAAAATTCACTTCACCAGCAGCATAGTCATACTTAGCAAATTGACCCTGCTCAAGTTGAGTAATTGCATTGCTTGTTTGGCCACTTGCAGCTGTATTAACCTTTGCAGGCAACTGTGCATAAATCTGACCGGTGACAATACCAGAAAGGTGATTAGGCTCAACTTGTCCATAACCTTTTCTCTTAATTGTTGCCATTTTTAGCATCCTCCTAAAAATTAAAATTAACCAAGTTTTTCTTGCTCTTTAACAGCTTTCACCCAATCTGGTAGGCTGTTATTGGCATTATCATTTAATGTATAAGTAATAATATCTTCTTCTTTTTTATCATCAGCTTCCTTATTTAAAGTAAAGTTGATTTTCTTATCAAAACAAATAACTGAAAGTTTTGCTTTAATTTCATCTAAAGTATACTTCTCTTTATTGCTAATAACATCTGCTTTATCTTCATTAGAAAGCATATAAAATTCAGCAATAAGCGCATCCTTTTTCTGATTATCAATTTCATTCTTGAAATTTACAAGTTCTTGATACTGACTTTGAAGTATGCTATAATTTTCCTTTAAAGTATTAAGCTCTTCTTCAAGTAGTTCATACTTTTTAGCATCCTTCTTATCATCATCCTTGTCATCATTGGGATCATCATCAGGATCATTTTCACCCTTATTGTCTGCGGGTTTATCGTCCTCTTCATCATCCTTTTTAACGTAATCAGCAGGAGCAGAAGTACCATCTGTGTTATTATTAACCTCTGAAGTTGCTGTAACGTTCACTTCTTCTGTCTGAGTAAAATCAGTTGCAGGATCAGTGTTTTCATTTTCAACAACTACAGTGTTTTCAAGATTTTCCATCTGTTGTCCTCCTCCGTTTAAGGCATTCTTTAAATCTTGCATCATACTATAAAGTGTGTGCCTAAAATTATCGTCTAATGTAAATTTTGTACTTACATCTGGAGCCGTTACAGAAGCGCCTTCGAAGCAAGGCTCAACATCGTCTCCTAATATGCAAATTTTTTGAATAATTGCATCATTTATAATAAAGAAATCCATTCCATTGTCATAATTAGTTTCCCAACGTCCTTGCACAGACTCTTCTTGAAATTCCATTGATTGTGGACGACCCTCTTTCACAGGTAAGCTGGATTCTGGAAATTGACTTGTCCAAAGATAACCAGTAGTCATAAGATATTTATGAACAACTGTATTACCCATCCCATCATTATCTTCAAAATTTTGAAACCAGACTTTAGCATCTGGAGCCACAAATCCATAAGGAACGGTCTGACATTCGAACTTAATTCCTTCATCATCAATAATAATTTTTTCTCCATGATCTGTAAAATCTTCTTTGCTATTTCTATAATAGCCAACAATAGGAGCTCCACGAAGAGTTTTTCCAATTTCAGTAGCAACTTCTTCTGTAATAAAAGTGCGATTCCTATTAGCGCCTACATAAAATACTTTAATTTCACATTTTGACATTAAAGGATTTATATCGAGAGGTTGAAGATTTAAAAACTCAGGAGAGTCTATTGTTGCAACTGATTGATGCATAAAAGTTCTCCTTTTATTCTTCATATATTATAAAAATTTTAAAAATTCTTTTAACAGTTTTTGTCCAAAAATTTTTTAGCTCATTGATTCTTTATTTTGAATAGTTTTTGTTGATTTTTCATCATCAGCCTTTTCAGGTCGACCAACTTCATTACTATCATTACCATTTTTACGATTAAGAATTTCCGCATTCATAGTGCTAGACATTAATGGTGGTATAAATACATTGACTAAATCAAGAATATCATTTTCAAAATAAGCCGTTGCCAATACCGCACTTTGAGATTGTCCTAATGCTATTTGAGGTAACATTTTAGAATAACCTAATTGAGTATGCTCTTTATATTGTTTTGCTAAATCTTTATAATTATAAATTGTTGTAGGAAGAATTTGCGCTCTATACACAACTTTTTTTGGACTTTGATTATAAGGTGTCAATAAAATATTTAAAAATGTTTCAAATTGTTGAATTAAATTCCACATTGAAGCTTCATCGTTCAAAATAGATTTTTCAAGAGCAATGTTTCCATCTGTATTAAATTGCATTTGTGAAACACCTGCCTCATTATAAACAGTTCGCTCTACTTTTTCTAAGTTATCAGTATTTGTAGATGTTCTATTATCCGCCATATCGGCAACATTTACATCTGCAAAAGTGGTTAAAACGTCAATTCCAATAGCCTTTGATAACATCTGAACTGCATTATTATGAAGTTGTTGAGCTTCATCTACATCAAAAACTAAATCTCCATTTTTATCAATAGGCATCTTCTGAATAATAATTTTTAATAACTATTGTTGCATTTTTCTACGATCAAGGTCTTGCGCAGCATCTAAATCAATAATTGCTGGAATTACTGACATAAAAGGCGGAAAATCTTCCCCATTTAAATTAAATTTAATTGCAGCGCCAACTTCAAGCAAATACCATCCAGATTCATCTCCAGGGAAATCAGGCTTCAACTTTCCTTGTTTATATAATTTATATCCTTTTTCAAAATCAGATGGAAAAATTTTTAATATTCTCATTCGTTGTTCCGCATCTGTGAATATATCATCAAAATATTTCATATTAAATTCAATTATAGATTGTCCATTTACTATAAAACGTGTTCTACAATATCTTGGCGGTAACTATTGAACAATAACAGTTCCATTTCGTGCGATTAAATAACCATAATAACAGCCATTTTTGATAACTTTTAATGCAACTTCTCCAAAAAATTTTTTTGCTTCAAATTTGTCTAAATATGTCAAAACAGTATTAAAACCATCAATAAGTTTTTCTGGTTTTATAGAATCTGTATAATATGGAGTTATTAACCAATCATATCTATACATATAAGCCATATAGCGACATAGTCTTTGATAAATACCACTTATTTTATAAAAATAATTAGATATATCTCTCATTTTTTCCAAATCACCATAATGGATAGCCCTTAAAACCTGTTCCTTATCTGCCAATTGAGGATTTACTCTTCGGAAATCTCCTAATTTTAAAATGGCATCAGATACTGATTTAACACCAATTTTAATTTTTGAAAAATCAATAGGTACATAATTATTAATCTAATTTGGAATTTGGTAATCTTCAGTTTCAAACATATTAAAGCCTTTTTTCTTTATCTAAGCCATTCGATTAATCAACTTTAGATATCCCTCCTTCTTTTTAATTAATACCCCGCCGCCTCTAAAATATAATCATAAGTAATTCTAGCTTCATCCCAATATGGAATAATTATTAAATTAATTCCATTATCTCTACAATATTCTCTCTTTTTCATATCATTATATTGTTGTTTTCTTAATCCATTATATCCACCAAATTTTTCTTTAGCCTAATAATGTTGAACTCCCTGATACTCAATAAGAAAATCAATATTATGCTAATCATCAAAAACTGCAAAATCAAACCTTAGCGGTCGGCCTGTATTACTTACCAGATCTGGAAAAGAATATTCTTCTGCGAAATCTAATCCAGATTCTTGTAAAATTTCTTCTATTTTTATTTCTCCCCTAGATGCTCGCATAATTCTTTCCTCCACTATTATTTTATAAAAATTGTAAATATAAAATTAACAAACTTTGACCTTAATTTGGTGTATAAAATAAAAAGTCAGCAATATTATGCTTTTTCTTTTTTTTGCTTAATTCTTCTTCATAACGAATATAATACAACCCATAAATAAAAGCAGAAAATTTATCTTTTTTTATACTTCTATTGCTTTGTTTTAAAATAATATTAATTCCTTCGTTTTCTTCTACAAGATTTAGCATTTGCTATTTAAGAACAGAAGTTAATATAAAAGGTCTTAAATATTCATTACGTTCATCAATATTCATATTCTGACCTTGCTTAGTAGACATTAATTTAGTTTTTGCTAATCCCTCATCAATTAAAAATCGAATTTTACCACTAAACATTTGAGTCTGTGCATAACTATATGCCTCTGTATTAATAGGAGCATTAGCCTTAATTAAAAATAACACATCTCGTTCTGTTTCAGGAGTAACAAATTTTTTATATTCTGGATATTCATCTGTATTAAAAACCCCAAAAGGAGGTAAATATTCACCATCATCTGTATCTTGAGCTTTTACCAAATAATCAATGAGACCAACGCCTAACCCATTAGCATCAATTGCAATTCTACGAGGTTTATATTTATAATATAAATGTTTTATATGAATACATTGTGTTTCAAAATGTTCTGCATCATAAGTATAAATATTTACAAGAGTCTTATGAGCTGCACCTTGAACTTGCGGAGTGACCTTAAAAATACAAATCTCTGTAGTACATCCCACACGTCCAACGTCTATGCCAAATACATAATAAGCATTTTTTGAAGATCGTCCGCTATACTCATACTCTGGTTGCAATAACACCCTATATTTATCAAATTTTTCAGAAGAGAAGAACGCATTCTCTACATCGCCAGACCAAATACTTCTATATTCTCTATTGAATGATTCATCATTAAATGTGCCTTGCAATCTTAATTGTTCAACAAAATCTTCATCTAATAATCCAGAAATAACAGGTGTTTCATAAGTTCCACCCATGATCATATACTCATCTGGATCCAAAATAGAATTAATTAAGACCTATATCAGCTTATGATATGCAAACGAATTTTTCCATCCAGCGGTAGTAATGTAAATCTGTGATTTATTGACATTTTCTTCTTTATGTCTACTTCCATCAGAAAGACGTCTATCAACATTTGTGGTAGGAATAATAACTTCATTTAAAATATCGCCATCAATTAATACACATTCCTCCATTAAGCCGCCCGTACGACGCTGACCTCTGGATGACTGTCTTGCCGCCAAAATATCAATAGTAGAACCGTTTTTAAACACATATTTAACATTATCTTTTGATTTTGTAGATACACCACGATCCCAATTAATTTCATTATTTAAACCAGGAATAAGTTTACATATCTACTAGATCTTCGCGATTGTAATTGAGGCCGCTTGCTACTTGCCCCCTGTGGTTACAAACAAATGCGAATTAGGATATAGTATACATCTTATCATCAACGCCATCATTGACAAAAATGATTTTGAATAAGCACGTGGGAAAGTCGCGAACACGTACCGATGTCGCATCACAATTCTTAAAAAAATTCTTTGATAAAATAGAAAATTAAATGTACTATCTTTTCCTTTAATAAAATCTACAAATATATCAGGATATTCTCTAAAATAAGCAATTAAATCTCTCAATTTATTAATGTCTGTTAATAATCGCTATTCAGAAATACCCTGTTTTTTATATTCTCTGTCGGAAGATAATTGCAATAATTCTTTTAAATTCATTCCATATTAATCCTCCTACTCAAATATTCTTTTTCAATTAATTCATCATCAATAATATCATCATGATCTTGCATCTTTTTTAGAGATTCTTTATAGTCTACAAAATCATTATCATCTAATTCAACATCTTCCAATCCTTTTGTTTTTGCATCTTTTTTATCTTTTTTCATTTCATCAGAAATTTGTTTATCTTGTAAATATTTTTCAATTTCTTGTGCCAAAGATTTATCTTCATAAATTAAACTTTTATTATAGGCTTTTAAATCAATAATAATTTGATCAATAATATCTTGCGGTTCATTACAGTGATACCTTGGTATTTCCCCACTATGAGCTTCAACAAAATCAACAATAGCAGAAGCCGAATCAATATTATCACTATCTTTATCTTTATTTTGTGCTTCTGTAAATTTAGCAGATTTCATCATAGAATCATAAACTCGTGATAATTTTTGATAAGAATCAATATCCCCACAATCAATTGCCTAATTCATTTTTAGAGATGTCTTACAAATCATCTTTAACGTATCAATGCGGGCAGCCCCCTGAATATCAAAAGAACTCATAAATTCATTATATAATTGTTCAAGAGCAACCCATTGACTTGGTCTATAAAGCCTTCCCCATTTTACAGCTAAATACATTTTATCTTCATCACTTAGATTGGCCCCAGGATCAATTATATCATTTTCAGACATAAAGTTCTGTTCTTGGAAAGGGTTTTTTGCTTGTTTCAATGCATCTGCATAGGATTGCGGTTGTCCATATGCCTGGTACATTTGACCAAGATGCTCTCCTGTAATAGTATCTCCCCATCGTGGTAGCTCTTTATTTTGCGTTTCGGTACTGACTAAAGTTTGATATTCTGCGGTAGTTATTTTTCCTTCACTTAATTTTACTTTTAATTCTGCTTCATATCGCGCCTTTTCATCAGCCTCCGCCTTCTCTTTTTTTGCTTTTTCCGCCTACATTTCCTCTTGAATTTTTTTCGTGTCTGCATATCCATAATCTTTCCATTGTTTTAATTTCATTTTGGCAAGATATTTTCCAATAACAGACATTCCATTCATTTTATAAGGATCCTTTGCAAAAGCCTTATCTCTTAAAACATTCCATTCAGTAGGAATATAAGGAACATCCATTTTTTCAAGAATCCATTCAAAAGTATTAGAATCGAAATTGTCTATATGAGCAGTTAAACAAGGTTTACAGATTTCACATTTACTACCATCTTTATATGTATAAAAATTTATTTGACCAATACGCTTTCCGCATCTTTCACATTGACACTTCCCATTTTGATCTTCTTGTTGTCCTTTTAGTTTTTGTGCCATTTATTCTTTCCTCCTCCTTCTTTTTTATTTTAAAAATATCTAAAATAAAATAAAAAAAATTGTCCCTTTTATTTTTTCTTATTTCTACAGCATTTACACATACTATACCAACCATCTTTTGCAGTTTTATTTTTTGTAAAAAAATAAGGATGAGCAAGTTTTATTTCATGACAACGAGAACATCTTTTCCATTTTCCTTTTTCTTCAAAAGTGTAATGCCAAAGAATCCATTCTTCTTTAGCCTTTTCCGCAATAATTTTTGGAATTTTTTTTCGCCAAACAGTAGACAAATATTCTGCGGAATAAGTTACATTATGATCTTTTTTTAATTGTAAAACAATATCTTTATTTTGTAATCCATCTATTTTATATATCATGATATCATATAAAATGGGATAATCTTTTTTTAAGGCTCTTTCTGAAAGATTGTCGAAATCTTCCATTAAATACCACCAATCATTATCAAATTTTCCCCAGCATTCCTACTTTAATTTAGAATAATTACATAATAAACAACAGATATGCTAAGGATCAAATAAGGATACTAAACAATTACTTTTTGGGTCTCCTTTTTCATCTACTACTACGCGCTCACTTAAATCAATCTAATTTAAACTTTTTGTTACTTTCATCATTGTGATAGGCGGTTTGTAGCTATTTTTCAAAACATATTGATCTTGCCGCATTTCAATTAGTTGTTTAACTAATAAAAATTTCTATTTACCTCTTGCTGTTTTTTGCTTATTTTCTATTTTTTTTATTTCTTCTCTTAATTCTTTTAATCCTGGAATTTTTTCGATATCATCTTCAGTAATTTGTATTTTTGGAACTAATAAAATATTTTTATCACCCTCGGTCATAAAATTGTAAATACCATCTTCGCCATTTTCTAATTTTTCTACCAATCCCTCGCAAGATGTTTCTCTTTTATTAATAGTAACCATTCGATTATCTGTCAAAATTTTTCGCATTTTTTTATCTTCGGGTGTTTCTGTTAAATATTTTGCAAGCTATTCTAAATAATAAGAAGTTAGTTTTTCTGGAGGAGTGTTATTTACAATTTCATGGACTTTTTTATTACGCTCTTGGAAATCTAAAATGGTATAATCTAACCGCGGATATGGTCTTTTAGAAGCTTCTTCGATAAGATTTTTTTCTTCCATAAAATCTCCTTTCATACTAATTTCATAAATTTATTATACCAAAAAATTTTTTAATTGTCAATTTCATTCCAAGAATCTTTATATTGATTTTTGTTAAAAATTATATTATAATATATTTACAAAAGAAAAAGAAGGTAAAATAAATGAATAGTAATAAAGTTGAAGCTAATTATAATATGAATTTTGATAATGGTCATTTTAAAAAAGGACAGACATATCAATACAAATATGATGAAAAAAAAGAAAAAATTTTTGTAACAACAGAAGAAGGAAATGAACAAGAATTTTTCTGTTTTGAATTTAATACATTTTTTACTTTTTTGAAAAATTAAAAAAATTATTATATAATATAAATATAAAATAAAAATAAAAGGAGGCAGTAGCAGGTAAATGACGGTCATACACCTGCGAAGACCGCATGATTGATACTACATATTTTATGAATCGAGTAACGACAGAGTATAAGGTAAATGAAGAGAAGCGTACAGTGGTGTGCATTATGACAGCAGTGAATGATATTCCCCTGCGACTGGCTAAATATAGTCTGGTAGATGAGGATTATAACGCTATTAATTTTGATTTCCGCACTTATAAGGGAATTGCAAAATGCGCACCTGGAGATGTTTGGGATGAGACCTATGGTAAGAGACTGGCTGAATATAGAGCAGCTCGCGCTCGACAAGCAGATGTTAATACCGAGTTGAAGGCTTATATTAATAGTATTTCTAAGTGCATTGATAATCTTTATGACCATGGTTTAATGAAGAATCCGCGCAAGCCGGAGGAGTAATTACTATGAGAAAAACATATTGTGATAGATGCGGAAAAGAAATTTATTATGATCCGCGGCAGCAAGCTATTTTACCAACATATGAAATTCATTATGTAAATTTAATTTATCATTCTAATAGTTTTGATTTATGTGGTAGTTGTCAAACTGAATTTAATAATTGGATGGAAAAGTGGCTAAAGGAAAAAAGAAATGACGATTGATCTTTTTTTATTGATTATCTGGATAATTTGCGGTGTTTTCACTTTTGCATCTGCTAAAGATCATAAAGTTTCTGTTTGGAGCTATGCTTGTTGTTGGACGGTTTTAATTGTTCAATTAATTAGCAAATTATAAATAATATGGCTGAATTTATTTTTACAAAAGAAAAAACTGTTGAGCTAGGAGAGAAAATAGGGATGATATTACAAAAGCATACAATAAATGAAACTCCGCCAATGAATAAAGAGTTATTAATGGTTATTGATATTGGGGCGGCAAATGGATATAATCTCTGGACCGTGGGGATATGGGAAGATAACCGCGGCTGGTGCTGCCCTTTTGATGCAGTTGGATATACTGTTGTTGAATGGTATGAATTGCCGCCGCAAGAAAAAATTGAAAAAGATTTTTCTTATCATCAAATGAGAATGGAAGAGTTTTGGACAGATAAATGAAAATAACTTATTATGATAAATTTGCATTAATTCCAAAAAGATGTAGTATTTGTAATAAACTTTTTTGGTTGGAATGGTACAATTACAGGGTAAAATTTGTGGGAATTGAACTGTATCCACTTAAATTGCCAATTTGTCATAGTTGTGGAGAGCAGTTAAGACCTTCTTGTACTATGTGTAAACATATTTATTATAATAGTAGTGGAGAAGTTTGTTGTGCGGAAGAGGAAAATAACAGATGTAATTTTGCTACTCGTCCGCGCTATGAAGAAAGACCTAAGGTGCCTGAAAATTGGATAGATGGTAAAAGATTAAAAACATTTTTTAATAAATTATATTATTATCGCGGTGAAGCTGTAATTAAAACCATTGAAGATGCAATTAATGATAAATGGGAAGATGCGGAACCCATTAATCGATGGCAAGAATTACATAAATATAAAAATGAATGAAAATGAAAAGTATTTAATTGAAGACGGATTGATAAAAATTGATAAAGCTACTTGGGATCATTATCAATATTTAAAAACAAAAGAAAGAATGGAAATAGAGCAAAAATTAGCTAATGCAAAATTTACTTTATGGCAAGCTGAGAACAAAACAATGAAAAATGAAAAAATGTGGGAAAATATAAGTTTACAGGAAACAATTAGAATGGCTTTTCCGCGGGGATGGGATAAAATAAGGTATTGGAGGCGAAAACCGCAGGCTTATACTTTAGAGAAGGCTCTTGAAACTTTGCAAACAATATTAGCTACACAAGATATTGATTTAATGATAGATTGGGCGTATGGAAAATATAGTTTACCACCGTCCGCACATATAACAACATAAAAAAATGAATAAATATTATAATGATTTTACTAAAGAAAGTAATGATGCTTGGAATCGAACAATAATGTTGCGTTATTTGGATACACATAAAAATTTATAGTTGAAAAATATTCAAAATATGTTAAAACAACAACAATATGATTTTATACATTATTTATGTAATTATTTTGGAATAAAGGATTTTATTAATAAGAATGATTAATATAAATAAATTAATTAATAAAATAAAATTTTATATAAGATTTAAAAAATGTCCGCTTTGTAAGCATTATACTCCAAGATCTAGTAATTATTGTTATTGGTGTGGACATAAAAAATAAAAATTTTATTTTATTAAATAGTGATAGGAGTAAAGTATATGTCGGCACTAACAGAACCCTTTAATATGACAGAGATGTTAAGACGAGAATATGTTCAAGGAGCACTTGAATCTGTTAAATATCTTGAAAACTTTAGTGATAACAAGATGTATCAAAGTCATGTATATCGTCTCATCTCTCTACTTAAACTTACAGAGATGGCATTGAGCATTGAAAGGTTTAAAGCACATGATTAATGATGGGTTCATAGATGAATTCGATATGCTGAGAAATGACCGCAATAGAATAATAGCATATATAGATGAATTACCATCTGTGCAGATGGAGCAGATATGAAAGGTGTGCAAAATGAGAACGATAGATGCAGATGAATTATTAGAACATGTTTATAGAGATAAGTTAGATACTAGAGAGGCGATCGCGGAAATGGTAAATCGTGCTCCTACAGTTTATGAAGGCGGGCTTACTTGGTTACATCCAAAATATATTCCGCTACATGGGGCGCAAAATGATTTATTTCTTGCGTGGCGGGAAGGGTGGCCTTTATGTGTATGCTATTGGAGAACTGGATATGGATGGCGGCGAGTAGATAATAATGAAAATTTTAGTCCAGAATATGTGGCGCACATTAATTTAGATATTTAAATTATATTAATTATGAAAGTTAATTAAAATAATGAGATTTATAGCAGAAGATAATCCAGAATTATATATTGATGTAGAAAATTATAGTGAATTGGAAGAAAAAATAAAGAATTGCGGAAATCCTGATTATAATTATGAAGTTATTCTTGAATTGTCTTTTCAAGACCCTAGAATTGCAGGAGTAATAAGAGCAATAAAAAAATAGTATAAGGAAATGAAATATGGAAAAAATAATTAAAGGACGCTTTAAAAATAATGGAGAATATAAAGAAGAAGATAAATATACTCCTATTTTAAAGGATGATGTGGTGGTGGGTTTCATTGAATCAGTGGATAAAGAAAATATAAATATTATATTATGGGAAAGATGTATTTCTAAAAACTATTTATGTAGTGAATCTTTACATGAATCAGAAAAAGTTCTTTGTTCAATTTCTTTTTGTTAAATTGTTTTCTTAATTCAAAAATTAATTTGGAGAGTTTCGCTTTTTTGATTTGAAAATACTTTTGGAGAGAGTTTCGTTTTTTCGATTGGAAAAAAGATTTGGAGAGAGAAATGTCGAGCACAA